GTATCTTGACTCTATCGCACTCACGGACCACGCCCATGGGTCCCGAGTAACGCACGACAAGCGGGGGCCCCTGCCGGGTGGAGCCGACGGCTAGCGCCCCAACCTGAAGGCACGCAGAGCGGCTTGCAGTCTATGAGCGAGCCCACCCACAACGCCTTGGGCCGCGACCGGGGGGTTGATCTCTGGCGCCATGGCACAGTAGACGTCGAAGAGGCGCGAGAGTATTGCGATTGCGAGATTCTGCCGGAACTCGGTAACCGGGCGAGTGGGATAGTGGTGCGCCGGCATGCCTAGCGCCTGTAGCACGTAACTCCTGAGCGCGTCCCAGAACTCGTCTCTGTAGGTATAAACGGCGAGAATGTCCGCCTCCATTGAATCGTATACCACCCTGGGGGGCGCGGTGACCCAGTAGCGCGTGCACGTAAGGTGGATAGTGCAGAGATTGACGGGCTCGTAGCTTGCAAGCACAACGTGATCCCTTGGCGTTGCCATAAATGGTGTCCCTCCCTCTACAGCTGCGTTGTCCCGAAGGAGCTCCACATTCGTCCCCATGTTTATTACCGCATTGTTATCGATGCCATTGGCAAGCCGCTGCCAGATGAATTCCGCCATAATGACATCATCCTGGTCTGGGAAGATAAGCGGGGTTAGGACTTCATTCTGCATCGCGTCGATATGGATCTGAAGGGTGGTCGCCGAAATTGCGTAGCAACGAGGGCCGCCCCCGGCAGGGGCCGGGAGCACAACGCCTGGGGAGGTGACCGCTTCGTAGTGAGAGTATGCATGCCGCTCCTCTCGCACATTCGAGTGGTCATTTGTGCAGATACGAATCCGCTGCACCCTCCGGAACGTGGACGGCGTGTATGGGATCTCGTCACGCGCTAGGATCGCTAGGGTCTGCGGATTCTGGATGTAGCCCGGCATCACGAAGGTCGATGTGATGTTCAGGGTAGCGAATGCCACGTCAACGGCGGCGTAGAAGTTATTGCGTCTTGCCTCCCTCGTCGTCGGCGTTCCAATCACTGGGCGCGAAGTCGTACTGTTGAACCTCATCGCGAAGATCGACATCGTCGCCTCCGTAGTCGGGTCTCTGTGTGAGCGTGGATCTCCTGAAATGGCTAGGCCCTCCAAAACCGAAAGCGCTCTGGCTGTGTACGCGTCCATGGCGAAAGAGTTTTTAC